TGAAGCAGACAACGTCACTGTGTTGCTAGGATTTGTGTTTGCCAAAGTTGTATTTGACGTTCTTACCACAGTATTTGAGGCAAGTGGTCTAAAATCAAACGAATCTCTCAGATCATAGTAAGTGTTATCTTGATCTTTAAATTCTGGAATTTCTGATGTGTTGATTGTGGAGGTTGAACTTGCCAAATCTAGAGTGTCGTTAATTGCATATGAATTGAATGTCTTTAGACCTTCAGATCCATGTGTGAACACATCAAACTCTACAAGCAGTGCCTTACCAGATAGACCAATGTTACCAGTCTTGACTAGATAACCAAGACCATAATAATCCTTTGTCTGACCATCATTGATGAAGAAGTTTTTTGTTATGTCCTGGCTATTCGTCGTATTCATTGTTGCAATGTTAGCAACAGTATTCATATAGACTCCTTTGAGTCTGACAATATCTCCCATTCCAAGACACCATGGTCCAGATGTTGTTGCACTGTGAGAAGAGGTATCAATCTTGGCCAATGCGCCTCTAAACACTGATTTTGCCACAGCAGAGACAGAAGATTTCTTGACGTTGTATGTCACTGTTGCAGCAGCAGATCCGCTAGTTTGCTCCAATGTTGTTGAAAACAAGTCAATCGTCATTGTTGTTCCAACAGAATCAACATTAACAGTTCTATTTGATCTTGAACTTAGTGGAATTGGAACATAAGCTGGGAATACTTTTGCTACGTTTGCGCCAGCAGAATATGTTGCAGCTGCATCAAGAGTCAACGATGTTGCACTATTAATTGTAACGATTCTTCTTATCTCTGTGTTAGATGAACCATCGTATCTGATTCTAATGTAATCACCTGCATTGAGTTCAGAAGCAAATTGTGTTGAAGATCCTGTAAGGGCTGTTGTGCCAGCTGTCGTGACTGTACCAGAAATATTTGCAGCAGCATTTATAGTTGCCTGGGGAACAAGAATAATATCTTCTTTTTGTGTTGTCGTCAGGTTTTGGCCCGCAGTGTAAGCAAATGTCTCACCAGAAGACAAGCCAGTTATGATGACTCTTCCATCTATTGTGACTGTCTCTGTTTCAGATGTAGTTCTATAGCTATAGTTTGTACCTGTAATTCCAGAGTTGCCAATTGCAGACAATCCAGAGTTAAACACTACTGTGTCAAATGCGGTGTCTATTAGCTGAACAATTGTCTCACCTGTAGAAGGATCTGTTGATGTAACAGTGTCAGCAATGCCTTTGTTTGTGCCATCAAAAAATGCTGCTCTGACAAGGTTAAAATTCTTGCCTGAGTTCATTTTGATGTCAAACAGATACAGTCTATACACACATTCAGGTGTTCCAGGCTCACCAGATTCATACACAAGAGAACGAATCTTTGCTGTTCCTATTTCGTTCCCAGATCCTGTTATCGAAGTTATTCTTGATGTAATAGCTGTCTTTGTAGCATCTCTTAGAGAAATTGAATCCCCTGTCTTGAACTTAAAGTTTCCAACAAACTCTTTGACCTTCACATACGTGCCAAGGTTAAACGAAAACGATCTATTATTGGCTGTTATTGTGTTAGATCCTTTTCTTTCTGCAACGTAAGTGTTTCTGAGAGTTTCTACTCTCTCGCCCATAACGTAGGCAGCGCCAGGATCAAAAACAAGATAGTTGTGCGTCACATTTGAAGTGCTGACGTCTTTTGAAGAAAGGTCAAAAGAATCAATAACAAAGTTACCACTGGTTTCGCTAGTTCTTCTCGAGAACTCTTCACCAAGAATGCTGTAGATTGTTGTTTTGTTTTGCTTGTATGGTTCTCCATCTCTCCACTCTACAAGAGGGAAGAATGATGTGTTTGAATCTGAAGTTGACTTTGAAACAACGTTAAGCGTTGGAGTCAGCTTTAATCTATGAGCGCCTGGAGCATTTTCATTTGGAGCTCCTGTGGCATTGTCAAGAAGAGAGCTGTCTGAATTACTATTGACGATACTTTCGGCTGTCACAAACCCAACAACAACGTTGTTGGGTGATGATGAGTACTTTTCTACAATAACTGTCTGAGGAACAACTCTTTCAAAGAACCCCTTCTGGTAGATAACACCTTCGCTTACAGAAAATGCATATCCGTTCCCTACAGGAGCAGCGCCAGCTGCATTGTCGATTGTTGTGTTTGCAACCGTGACTTTTGCTTTGAAAGTCTGTGCAGACAATGAAGTAGTGGCAATTGGAGCAGATGCGTTATTAGAAGCTGTCTTAACGGTGACGTGCGGGGGAGCAATATATCCTGCACCTTTAGAAGTCATGGTGATAGTAATAATTGTACCGCTTGTGTCTGTTGCAAGAGATGCTGTTGCCCCAGAGCCTAGGATAGAAATATTAGCTGTGTTCGAACCTTGTGAGATTGAAAGAGATTCGCTAAATACCCACTTTGAAGTTGAAACGTCCGTGTTTGTGAGATCACCAGCAATTGGTTTAATTTTCAGGATTGTTGAACCTGTAATAATTGATGTGTTCACTTCTATAATTGTGGCGTTTGATGTACCTTGAGTGATTACCTGACCGGCAGTAAACGTTCCTGTCACATTGGACAACAACAGAGCGCTCAAAAACACAATACTATCAGAGTTGCTGTAAAGAGTGCCACCATTTGTGATAGTGACCTTCTCAACTGTCAATGCAGGATCATAGATTTCTAGAATCTGATCAGCTGCAAATCCACTTTCTGTACCTGATGTGCCGCTGTTAATGTATTGAAGGTAGATTGTGTTTAGGTCTGGCGACTGGGATTGAAAACCTGTCTTATAGTTGACAATTCTGGCAGTCAGATTGTTTGTATTCTTTGCATGAAGGTTGACATAGTTTGGAAGGTCAACATCTTGACCATCCAACTGGAGATCAAGAATTTTGGCATAGAAGTACTGGGAAAGAATGTCAAAGTTGACACCACTAATAATTGTGCCGCTCTTGAAGACGTGGTCTCCAAATCTTTCAATCTGTGTCTGAAGAATCGTCTGAAGCTGAGTCAGTTCTCTTGCCTGAACAGCAACAGAAGGACGGAAAAGAACTCTGTAAAAGTCCTTTGTCTCGTCAAAATCATCGAAATAAGGAGATACGTTGAAGTTTGTTTCTAGCGATGCCATTTTCTACCTTAAAACTCTAGAATGAATTTAAATGTTTCAGACTGGTTGTTTGATCTAGGAATTGGTGTTATATTCTCTATGTATAACACCTCTCCAGACCCTTTTACTATGTCAGATTTCGTCACTGATTGAATTGTCAATGTTGCACCAGAAGAAGATCCTATGACACCTCCTTCTCCGGCTGTAAAGTTTCCTTTAACATTTGTCAAATAGACAGTACTAGAAGTAGTGTTGATACTATGGAAATAACCATTTGTTACATCCTGGCTTGTCTGATACACGATCTCATCGTTTGAGAAAGTTCCATTAATAGCAGAATAAACAATCTTTGTTAGACCATCAAATGTGTTAAAATTCTTTGTAACATTTGAAATCTCAAACGAAGCAACGTTACCAATTTTTGAGGATGTTGAGCCTGTGACTGTCTGACTAGTGACAAAACCAGGAACGGCATTTGTCAATCTTAGAATAGTTCCTGAAGAATAGTCTACATACCCTGTTGCAGATGTATTGGTTTGTGTGACCAGCTCACCAACAGTAAAGCTGTTGCCAGAACCTGTCAACGTGAGCTCCACGTTTGCAAACAACACATCTCTGATTATACCAACAGTACGGTAATCATTATTTATTGTGATTGTCGAGGATTCGCTGTTTGAAAACGTAGTGCTTATGCAAAGATGATGGGCTCCTAACTCTGCTTCTGCATCATACCCATGTCCTCCTCTTGGGGAGATAATAGGTCTAATTACAGCTGCGTTAGCAACACCTCCAGTGTTCCCTGTGACATTGGCAGTTGCATATGTGTAGCCATTGCCTGAGTTGACAATTTCAATTTTGTAGATCGAATTGCTAGATGTTGTGTTTACAAGAGCTCTTGCAATGAACCCTTGTCCATCGCCGTAGATGAGCACTGAGGGTGTGATCTCAAACAAAGAAGATGAATCTGGCTTAGGGCTGAATGGTCCTGCCAAAGAACCAAAAGCAGTTGTGTTTGAAGCTATCTCAATGCGTCTGAATGTTCCATTATAATCAACAATTCTCTTTACCTGACCTGAACCAGTTCCTGATGTGATCTTTATCATGCTTCCATTATAAAAGTCGGTATTTGCAGACGCAGTGTTTGCAAGATCAAACAAAAAATTATTACCACAAACGGTAACATCGATAAAGTTTCCACTATACGATGTATCGTAATTGCTACCTCCACTGACAACTTTTACAGTGTCGATCGATCCTGAGATTGCATTCCCAGATACATCAGCATTGGGTATTACGGGAACAAATTCAGCAGTTGCAAACTTAGACCAGTCTGAAGTGGTAATTGTATACATGTACTTCCACTCGTATCCATCAGACGTCGCATAATAGTGATCGTTTGCTGATGTCGATGCTTTGGATGGAGCTTGGGTAGAAGGAATTCCACCATTGTTGTTGAGGACTTTGAATACATTGTATTCAGATGTTTCGTCAACAACTACATAGAACTGTTCGTTGAACAAGTTACCATCATCATGGTCATATGCAGTATAGATTGTGTTTGTGGTCCAGTCATATCTTGGAATCATCAACACTACATCAGTGTTTGCAACTCTTTTGCCTAAGATCATCTGTTGGCCAACATCTAGATATGTCTGAGCTGTGCTATTGTTAGGAGCAATCACAGTGTCTGAATTAGAAAAAGGAACAGATTTGCTTGCAAATGTGTAATAGATTGTATTTGCAGGTTCAGTCAAAGATTCCTTGAACTGCTTGGCATTGAATAATTTGAAGTTGTTTGTGACTAGTCCGTAAGTTGCCATCAGATAATCTCTATGTTGACTGCTGTTGCGTTCGCTGTTGCACCTGAGTTAGCTCCCTGGATTGTCCTGTTAGGATCAGTGGCTGTGTTTGCAACAAAATCACCAGTTATTGTCTTCATCGTTATGTAAGTAGAATTTGCAAATGTCACTACTCCTGTTGCAACACTAGATGCGACATTAGGCTGGTGCACGACTTCATCTACTGTAAATGTTCCTGTCAAGTTTGTCAAAGTCAGATTAACGAATCTATCAACAGTAGGTATGTTTCTATTTATAGATAGATCAACATCCGAGCTAAGTTCAATTGCACCAAACATCTTTGTGCCTGCTACGTGAACAACGTTCTTAAGCAT